ATGAAAAAACTGGTCTGTTTACTGCTCGCGATGGGCATCAGCAGCAGCGCACTGGCTGCGTCGCAAATCATTACCGTCAGCCGCTTTGAAATCGGTAAAGAGAAGTGGGCGTTTAACCGCGAAGAAGTGATGTTAACCTGCGCCGCCGACCACGCGCTGTTCGCGATCAATCCCAGCACGCTGCTGCAATATCCGTTAAATGAAAAAGCTAGCGAGATGATGAAAGCCGGACAGGTAAAAGCGCAGCCAATCGATGTCATTCAGATTGATGACCCGAAAAATCCGGGGCAAAAGATGAGTTTGGCGCCGTTTATTGAACGCGCAGATAAACTCTGCAACTAATTGATTTAATTTATTTAATTAGCGCATTCCGCCGCGAGTGCGCTGAACCGCCTTTCAGCACACTGCTAGTCGACAGCTTTCATTGGCGAAAGGCCGGATTCGGATTTCTGCCATCCCGATCACAGAGTTAACTTCTTTCTTGCAAGCGGTTTACAACCGGCTGGAATTCCCCCTTAGTTTGTCTACTCTTTAAAGGGCAAGGCGACACCGCCTGCATTAATGCCAACTTTTAGCGCACGGCTCTCACAAGAGCCATTTCCCTGGACCGAATATAGGAATCGTATTCGGTCTTTTTTTGTTGGGGGTTTTAAAACAACGACTTAGAGTAAAATCAATCACTTAAACCCCATCCTGTGTTACTGTATTCTACCCAATCAGATCCTCTGTCGCCATTTTGTCGCCACTTTTTCGGGCCATTATAGCCAGCGGATTGCGATTAATTGCCTCTTCAAGATGATCCGGCGCGAAGTGCGCATAACGCATAGTTACGCGGATATCTGAATGCCCCAATATGCGTTGCAGCACGATGATATTGCCCCCGGCCATCATAAAGTGGCTGGCGAAAGTGTGGCGCAAAACGTGGCTCATTTGCCCTTCAGGTAATTCAATTTCGGCAATCTTAATCACCCGGTAAAATTGTCGATAACACTCTGCGAAAAACTTGCCCTCAATATCTTTAAGCTGGTTATAAAGCTCGTCACCAATTGGCACCGTTCGGTTCTTTTTTCCTTTGGTTTTAATAAAGGTGATCTTATTGGGGGATATCTGGCTGGCTTTCAGTCCGGCGGCTTCACTCCAGCGCGCGCCGGTAGACAGGCAGATTTTAACGATAAGGGTTAATTGCGGATTGCCGTGAATTTCACAGGCTGCAAACAGTTTCTCGATTTGGTTTTCGGTTAGCCAGGCCATCTCTTTTTCTGGCTGATCGAATTCGCGGATGTTCTTTAGCGGGTTAGGGTAGTTAATCTCACCTAAGCGTTCCAGTTCGTTAAATACCGCGCGCAGAAAAGCATGTTCACAGTTAACGGTGCCGGTGGAAACCTTCAGTGATTTCTGGCTGGTCTTATAGCCATTCTCTATCAGCCCGCTAAGACGGCGGTCACGATAATGCGCCCAGTCTTTCGGCGTGATGGTTGACGCAACAGGATCGCCCATTCCGTTACAGATAATGTTGAGCTTACCGAGGCGACCTTTTTTATCGCTGAGTGAGCAGCCATGAAGCTTGTACCAGAGGTCAATCAGTTCACTGAGCTTGCGATGGTCTTCTTTCTCCGCCAACCACGGTTTTGCTTTGGCTTCTTCAAGGTGAAACTGCTCATACGAGATCGCCTCAGCGCGGGTTTTAAACTGCTTTCTGACGCGCTTGCCGGTGCGCCCGTTTGGGTAACACTCGCAAAGCCATTTCCCGTCGGACTGTTTTCTGATAGCCATATGATCACCTGTAAAAAATGCAGGTGAAAATACTGTATATTTAAACAGGTATCAATGTTTGTTTGCAGGCTAACAAACATAAAAAAACCTGCCGCAGCAGGTTAGTATCAGAGCCAGAGTGTGCCTTGATTGTTACGCGAGGGATGAGGTGGTGCTTTATTGATAACGCCTGGCTGCATAATGATGCCGGTAATGCTTTCCAGCGATTTAAAGGTACAGCCGCAGTTGATGTTCTGGCACTGGTGGTAGCGCTCTTTGGTTTCCTGCGAAATGTAGCGGCTGGATCTCGCATGAGAAGCAGTCTGGCATAACGGGCAATGCATCATGAGTTGACCAACCTTGTTTGATATTTAGAAAATATACATTTGCGAGTTATATTTTGAATAAGCAATCATGATATTGCAAATGTTAGTTTAGCTATTGGTAGATTCATAACCGACCTCAGTCAGCAATACCTCAAGATTAAGGGTAGTGGTGTAACCGTTCCCGCTAAGATTGTGCGTCACTTTACTGATAATCCACGGCTGCGCATCGATAACCGCTTTAAAGCCGCTGACCGCGACCGGCGTTTCAGGAAACAGATCCGCGCGTCCCATTGCCAGCGTGATTGAGAACTCAGCAACCCCCCGTTGCAGCTTCTCCCATTTCGCTTGCGCCGCCCGCATCGCGGCGGCTTTGCTGCTGAATACCGTGGTCAGTGCAAACACATTGTCTTCACTGCCTGCCAGATATTCACCGTCGCGCGCTTCTGGCTCTTTAGTGGCTTTGGCCTTTATGGTTTTGGCTTTCGGATGTTGCAGGGCGCGCAGGTGCGGCTCTGTTTTCTTGCGTTGCAGCTTAACCTTTTTCGGCTTTGGCTCTTTGGTATGCAGCCAGCTGGCGGTCACGCCGGTATAGGCTCCCCGGTCAGCAATACTAAAGCTGTGCCGGTCGCCATCCTGCCGGGTGATGGTCATCTGCGGGATCGGTTTACCGCTGGCCGTCAGGCCGCCGCCGGGTTTGATAAACAGCAGGCGGCCAGACTTGATGGCCGCCACGGCACCATTGAGCATTGCCAGCCGGGTTAAAAACTTCGCGTCGGTTTCCTGTGTCTGGTCGATATGGCTGATTTTGATATCCGCCAGACCGGCGGCGGGCAGGGCGACCAGCTTATTGCGTTCAGCAACCTGTTTCAGAATCTCGCCGAGGGTGGTGTCGTGATAGGACACTTCACGGCGGGAATTCAGCGTACCGCGAAAATCGGCGCTACGGGCGCGGATGGTCAGCGTATCCGGCGCGCCGTGGTGCTCGACTTCATCCACGGTGAAACTGCCTTTGCCGATTAGCGAAGCGCCTTTCCAGCCTAAATGCAGCGTGACCACCGCGCCGCGTTCCGGCAGTGCCAGCAGGCCGTCGGCGTCGTCCAGCTCGATATCCAGCTGGTCGGCTTCAAAGCCGCGGTTATCGCTCAGCGCCAGCGACATCAGGCGCGGCCTGATATTGGTGGTGATATCTTTTGCATTCACGGTCAGCATAAAGTCAGGTGACATCTGCGCACCGGCACCGATCGGCAGACTGTTTATCATCCAAACAGCCCCCCGATTGATGATGTCACGCTGCTGGCGGCATTGTTAATCGCGGCGGTAAGCTGCCCCGGTAGATTGTCTGCGCCGCTGATTAAGCTGTCGGCCTGCTTTTTCAGATCGCCAAACATCGCCGTCAGCGACTCGTCAACCCGCTTCAGACTGACGTTAAAGCTGATTTTGCGTGCGGCTCCGTCGGAGAAAAACTCGGCGTGCGTCTCGCTGAAGTTCTCCACCACATACATACCGTAGATGGTGCCATTGCCGCCAATCAGCGGCCATGCGCGCCCCTCATCCGCCATCACTTTCAGCATCAGCAGCGAGACGGTGCCGCCGGTAATCTCCGGGCGCAGCTCGCCGGACAGGGTGATTTTCTCATCACCGACGCCGGTAAACTGCGCCGAGGCACGTTGCCCGACGCGGCTGTTTGTCGGCCAGCGGTAATCAACGGTGTGCTGTAGTTCCTGATAGGGCAGCGTCTGGCGCATAAACACCATCATGCCGTAAATCATCATCATCGTTTAATCCTCCCAGCCCATTTTGCTGCGCTGCTGTGCGGCGTTGTTTCGCTGTTCACGCGCGCGGTTCTGTTCCATCAGCATCAGCGCATCGTCTTTGGTTATGCCCGGATGCATATTGATGGTGTACTCGCTGTTGTAAGTGTTCTGGCTGGATGCTTTGCCGCTGCCGCCAGCAGTGACCGGCGCATAACCGCCAGCGCCACCCAGCGCAGGGCTATATGAAAGGTTGGTTTCATAGCCCGCGCCGCCAAGCGCTGCGTTAGCTTTAGGCGTCTTTTCTTCCAGTCCCTCTGCTTCTGTATTAATGACGCCTAATTTCTCCAATACCCAGTCAATACCCTTACGCAGTCCGTTAAGAATCTGGAGAGGTGCAGAAAGCGCCAGCGCCAGCCCTTCACCAAAAATGCGTCCCGCAGACGTCATATCGTTCATGGCCTCGGTAGAAACAGATATCGGTTTGGAAAAATCCTTGAACCATTTGATTGCAGTTTTGATACCGCTAAAAATGATGTCGAACATCGGCTGTAACGGTGCAAGGGCAATCATGATTCCTTCGCCAACACCTTTAAAAAAGGCGCTGATCGGTTCCCAAAACTTTCTAATCAGTAAAGCCCCGCCAACGACGATGGCGACCACTCCGGCGACAATGCCAATAATTCCGGCAAGTGGAACGCTGGCAATACCCAGGGCTGTCGCTATCGTGCCACTCATAATACTGAAGGCCGTACCCAATAAGCCTGCACCGGCAATCAGGACGTTAAAACCAGCCATCACCGGCCACGCTACTAAACCCAGCAGCCCAAGCCCTGCAACCAGCGTGGTGAGCACTCCTGTTACCATAACGATTTTCTGCGTCAGCTCAGGATTCTGCTTCACCCATTTACCCACAGTCAGCAACCAGCCATTCGCAGTATCGGTCAGCTTTCGCAGTGCACTGTTCTGCTGGTCGAAGACTTCAATCCGCACATCTTCCCATGCTGACGACAGGTTTTTGAGATCGCCATCAAGGTTATCGGTCTGGATTTTGGCAACGCTCTGAGCGGAACCCCCTGAATTCATTAGCAGTTCACGTTTGGCCTGTAGTTTCCCGTCGCCTGCTGCGTCAATCAGCTTGATAACGCCTTTCGCCGCCTCTTCACCAAAAATAGTTTTGATGTATTCAGCCTGTTGCGCGGTTCCTAAACGGTTCTGCTTAAAAGACCGATCAATGTCCTGAAGGATGCCAATAACGGGTAGCATGTTGCCTTTGTTATCCCGCGTTTTTATCCCTAGCTCCTTTAGCGCCTCCGGGGCTTGCCCCATTGGTGCCTGTAATCTACTGAAAATGGCGCTGCCACCTGTACCGGCCATCGAACCTTTGATGCCGTTGTCCGCCATGATGCCAAGCATGGCGGTAGTGTCTTCGATACTTGCTCCCGCAGCCTGTGCCATCGGGGCGACATATTTCATTGCCTCCCCCAGCTCCAGCAGGTTGGTATTGGATTTGGTAAAGCCTTTTGTCATCACATCCGATACGCGCTGAATCTCTGCGATCGGGATTTTAAACGCTGTCTGCATGTTGGTTACGATGTCGGCTGCATCGGCAATATCAACCTTTGATGCCAGCGAAAGGTTAACCGTTGATTCGGTGGACTTCAGGACGGCGTCCGCGTCATAACCGGATCTCGCCAGTGTACTCTGCGTGCGAGCCACATCCGTCGGTGAAAAGGCGGTGGTGCCGCCAATGTCGCGCGCCTGCTGGCGGATAGCGGCAAGTTTTGGATCGGTTTTACCAATATCAAGTAGTGCCTGCGTTTCAGACATCTGTGTATCAAATTGCATACCGGGTGCGATTAACCGGCTTTCGGCATACAGCGCGGCGCTACCGGTGGCGAATGCAGCCGCTCCGCCATTTCGGACAGCACCAGCCGCAGCCTGGCCTTTACGGAAACGATCAGTAGTGCGGTTCAGTTTCTCCTGTTGCTGGCCGAGCCGCTGAAGTTCCATTTTCTGACGGTTGAGTGATGCCGTCGCCTCGGCTGAACTGGTGCGCAGGCGCTGCTGCTCACTGCTGAGGTTCCTGGTCGAGATACCCGCTGATTTAAGGGCTTCGCGCTGCTGCTGCACCGACAGACGCAGGCTGTTGGATTTAGTTTGCAGCTCAGCGGCGGCACGCTTTGCCGCCTCCAGCGCTTTGGCCTGCGCGTTAGTGGGGCGTTCGGTATTGCGAAACTGGATCGCCAGCGCGGCGGCTTCATCTTTGGCCTTCTGCAACGCTTCTTTAGTGACGGCCAGCTGCGCGCTGGTTTTACGGAAGCCGTCAATTTTGGCCGCCTGCCGGTCAAGCGCCTTGATACTATCCTGCGTGTCGCGAATGCCGCCGCTCAGCGATTTAGTGGCGTTCTGAATCGATTTAAACGGGCGGGTCGCCTGATCCACGGCTTTCAGCAGCACCTGGAGTTTCAGGTTATTACTCATTGCTATTTGCTCCGCTGCGGATTAATGCTTTATGCCTCCAGTCGAGCAGCTCGCCCAGCGGCATGTCGTACATTTCAGAGGGCGGCCAGTGAAAGAGAGTGGCGATATCGGCCATCAGGTCATTGACCATCAGCCCGGCAGGCCAGCTTACTCGACCGACTTCGGCGACAAAAAACCGATAACCACACCGGCCATCGCAACGAGATCGACCGGCTCCAGCGCCATACATTCCGCTTTGGTCAGATTTGGCTGAGTGATACGCGGCAGCACAACCATCAGCGAATCAACGTCAGAGCCACACAGGTCAGCCAGGCGAGTGCCGCGCAGCGCGCCAGAATTCGGCTTAATCACTTCAATGGTTTTGATTTCCATCTCGCCGCGCATAATCGGGGTTTCCAGCGTGACGACGTTTTCTTTCTGTTCCATGTTTTCAGTCTCTTTTTAGCAAAGGGGAAACGGCCCGCGCCGCCGCGCTGGCACGACGGTTAGTTCAGACCAATATTTTTACGGTGTTCGGCCAGCCGGTCAGTGCCGTTAACCTTTTCAATCATGTTGATGGTGTCGATTTCAATCAGGTCTTTGCCGTTCCACGTGAGTTTGAAATAGGTGTTTTTACTGGTGATTTTGGTCTCAGTATCTTCCCCCTGTTTTGACTCGCCGAAATCGAACTGCTGATGCTTACCGCGCACCTCCACCTCTACAGCGATAATCTCTTCGGTATCTTCCCGCTGGTAGGAACCGGCAAAACGTAAGGGAACATTGCTTTTACCCCACTGGCTGAGGATCAGCTCATCCATGCCGCCGATTGTCCATTCCATATCGAGCGCGTCATCTTCCAGTCCGTTATCGATAAAGGCCGCACCGTTCATGCCAGCACCGCGATACGGGTCGAGCTTGCGTGACAATTTCGGCAGGGTGACGGCAGACACTACGCCCTGATAGCTATTGGCATCATTAAACAGGTTCATCAGTTTGAGTTTTTTTGGCAGTGCCATTTTCTGCGATTTCCTTAGCTGTTAACGGCTGAAGCGAACTGCACCAGATAGGTATCAGTGATGCGCTGGCGCAGGGTGAGGTCTTCCAGTGGCGGCACCGGCGTATAGTCGTAATCAAGGAACAGCTTGCCCGCCTTCAGGGTGTCTTTATCGTTGGCGCTGTCGTCATACCAGCAGTCAGCACCAATCAGATAGCCCGCATTCACCAGCTCGCGAAATTTCGCCCTGATACCGGCGATGATGTCGTTGACCAGCGTCGGCGTCATCGGCTTATCAACCGCCCACAGATGCGCCTCGGCGATGGTGTCGGCAATCACCTGCGCGGTGCGGGTGTAGTTCTCGAAGGCAAACAGCGGATCGTCACTACAGGTGCGGTTACCCCAGAAGCGGAAACCGTCTTTGCGAATAAGCGTGGTGACGCCTGCCTGATTCAGCAGGTCGGCATCGGTGCCGGTCTGTTGCAGATCCCAGAACACTGACGCAGTGATACCGGTTACGCCGTTGACGCCGACATTCGACAGGGTTTTATGCCAGCCGGTGTCGTAGTCGATTCTGGCGCGCAGGCCGAGTGCACGCGCGGTGGCGTAAGCGTTTTCGGCAGCGTTGGCGGTGGTGTTCCATGCGACAAAGTCAGGCCAGATCACCATCAGCTCGCGCTGGCTGAAGTTTTCGCGGTATGCGGTGGCTTCGCTGACGGTCTTGCAGCCATGCGCCGAGATATAGCCAAAGGCGCGCAGCTGCTGGCAGACAGATGCCAGCGCGGTGGACACTTCCAGCGAATCCAGCCCCGGCACGCCGAGGATGCGCGGCTTCACGCCGAGTTCAGTCTGCGCACTGAGCAGCGCTTTCATGCCGGTATAGCGCCCGTTTTCGTCGGTTTTACCGATGAGATTCGAGATGGTTTCGGCGTCAGCTTTGCCTTCCGCAACGCGCACAACAACGGTTACCGGCTTTGACTGGTCAGCGATGGCCTGCAATGAGACTGCCAGCGTGCCTTTTTTACCAGCCTTGCCGATAGCCGCCTGCACATTGGTCAGCAGTACCGGCGTATCGAGCGGAAAGGCCTGCGCATCGGCATCGTCAGCGGTGCAGACCATACCGACGATAGCGGTTGAAATGGTGGAAATGGTGCGCGTGCCGTCGTTAATCTCGACGACGCGGACACCATGATGATAATCAGACATCTGATGCACTCCATATTAAGGGTGCGCTCAGATTGTCAGCTCAGGCGGGCACATGCATGCAGTCAGGGTTTGCTGGTCGCTGGCAGGACAAAACAAAGCCCGCGATTGCGGGCTGAATAGTTAAAGGGATGAGGTCAGGCGGCGCGATACCATGCCATCAGCCTGATATAGCTGTTAACCGTGCTGATGGCTTTACCTTCGCCGAGGTTAGCGGTTTTGCCACTCACGCCGTGCTTGTGCTTAATCGCCGGGATAGGGTGATCATGCTGGCCGAGCACCAGCTGATGGTCATGCTCGCCGTCTTCCGAGGTGTAATCAAGATCATGATCGCCCTGGTTATCTGTGCCGCTCGACCTGCTACCCCACTTAGCCCCTGCCGCGCCCCAGCCGCCTTTATGATTGTGCTTGCCGCTCTTACCGGTGGTTTTTGTACCCAGATCCGTCGGGCTGGTTTTCAGCTGACCGGTGTCATGCTGGTCAGTTTCGCCGGTGATATCAATCTGCACTTTCGGCAGGCTAGCGCGGTCAAGCGTTATGCTGTCGCTGCCGCCGGTGGTCATCGCATCAGAGCCATCCTGCTTACCGAGGCGCAGGGTTTTGTCTTCACCGAGATATTTCCACGTTGACCACGGCCAGCGCTTATTCGGGTCAATGTTTTGCGTAAATAGCCTGACATCACCGACAGGGTTATCCGTTTCCCAGTCAGCGCGGCGGGCGGCTTCAACCGCTTCAGCAATCGCTGTTTTGATGGTGTTATCAAGCTCGCTGGCAATACCGTCGGTGTAGTCCTGCGCTTCGCTTTTCGCCTTATTCACCGACTCAACGGTCGCCAGCACCACCGCCGGATTATCAATCAGGGTGACATCTGACGTGCTGCTGACGGCCAGCCAGATGCGGATCGCCTGATGCCGTCCCGCCCCCTGCGCCAGCAGCGGCTTGTATGACTCCGGCATATTGGCAACCGCCAGGCACACACCCGCATCATCAAACAGCGCCAGCTCACGCATCCAGAAACCACCAACCTGCGGCGGCATAATCAGTTCAGCCTCGATAACGTTCGCTGTAGTATCCGCTTCGGTCAGGCGATTGAGCGGCGCGCGGTACAGCTCATTAATCAGGCCGGTCTGCTGTGGGTCTGGCACCGGCAGCACTCCGCCGCCATCGCCAACTGCCATGTGTGAAAACCCGACCGGCACGCCGGACAAGGCAGCAGCCGCCAGCCGGGCGGCACCTGCACTGGTCAGCACTGCGCTGAATTTTTTACCTGCCACTTTTACACCTCATTTCTTCTGCGGCAATGATGCCTGTCAACCAACCGGCATCATTACCGGCCACGGTCAGTTACTCATCAGCTGAAACGGCTGCGGCTGCTGTCGTGATCGTCGGCCAGAATCTCAGCCGCTGATACGCCGGACAGGGTAAGGTCATCCAGACGCGTGCGATAAAACGCACCTTTCCAGCTCATCGGGAAAGAGGGTGATGTACCGATAAAGCGGTTATCTGGCGCAACCGGTGCGGTAGCCACCGCCGCCCAGCCGGATGAGTAAACCAGCACGGCGTCCAGATACATAAATACCCGCTGCTGTGTGCCGTCCTCGCTGATTTCCAGCTCAAAGCCCACCTGATGCACTTCGCCGTCATACAGCGACGCCAGCGGGGTAGAGACCACGTAGTTTTTCGCCCGGATGCGTACCTCAACCTGCGTCATCGCTCCGGCTGAGGCGGTAGGGATAACCGACAGCATCTGATACGAGGTGGTATTCACCGCGCCGCCCGCAATGCTCATCAGCTGGTTGTTAAACGAGTTGCCGCCTGGTGAGGTGATTTTCACCCAAAGCGTAAACAGCCAGTGCCGATCATCTGGCTGCGGTGCGGCGTTCTCCGGCAGCATAAATCGCGATGCACCAACGCCCGGCCAGACCAGACCACCGCCCTGATACGCATGCGACTGCACAAGGGAAGCGACGGAATCCTCAAACGTCAGGCTTTTAATCTGTCCACCGGCAGCGACGTCAGCAGCGCCGCCCGCCCACGCGCTGGAGACGTCAAACAGCGCGCGGGTGCCTTTGTTCACTGAGGCATCACGGTACAGCTTGACGCCGGTATTGACGGTTACGCCCGTTAACTGCTCAATTTTACCCGCCATTACAACCATCCTTTTCTTTTGATAAATTCGTAGACAAACTGCGCGTTAACATCCGCGCCAACATAAAGTGCATTTTCGGGTGACAGTGATTTGCCGTTGCCGCTCAGCCCCTGGCTTGGATGCAGCCAGTCATAACGCAGCGAGCGCGGCGTCACGCCACTGGTGACATCCTCCACATCCCCGGCAAAATCAGGGTTATGGTGATTGATAAAGTTCTGCAGCAAATCAACGCCATCAATTTCGCAGTAGTATTCCGGAAAGCGCGCTTTCAGTGCGGCATTCAGATTCGCAACCTGCATGCTGGCGCTGGTGCCGGTGTTCTCACCGGAACCGGGAAAATCAGGCAGGATCACCACGCGCTTACCGATATTTTTCAGGTACTCAACCATGCCGATAGCGTTGCTGATTATGGTGTCCAGCTGGCTGATATTGTTGCGCCCCAGCCAGAAAATATTGATGCACTCATCATGCAAATCGTAGCGGGTGCCTTTCGGCGCACCGCCGGTCACCGGCTGCGTGGTGATGGGATGAACCTTTACCGGCTGCTGCTCAGTCAGCGCCACCGCGTCGCCTTCTGCCGAACGGGTAAAGGTGGCGGCAGTGCCATCCCAGCCAAACAGCCCTTCGACGCCGCCAAAGGTGCAGGCAATCGCCCCCATTGCACCATTAGCGAAGGTGCGCAGCGCCCCCGAGACGGCAGGCAGTAAATTAACGCTGCCGCTGGCCGGGATAGTGTCGCCTTCCGGCAGGTAATAATGACGGCTGCCGCCCTGCTTGCTGGCAATCGAGGTGGATGTAGTGGAGGACTTGCCAAAGTTATAGCCATACAGCCCGGTAAGCTCTGCCAGTTTGTTGAGAAACTGCGAGTTTTCCATATAGCTATGCCCCCAGCCGACCAGCTTCGGGCGCGCAATATAGGCGTGCTCTTTCAGGTCAGGTAGCGCGGCGTAAAACAATCCGCCTGGCGCACTGTCGGTGCGGTCTGACTGCCAGACCACCCGGTCTAACAGTTCGGCGCGTGGACTGGTTTCATTGCTGTTGCCGTCAGTCACCTGCATTTCCTTACTGGCTGCCATATTAAACACGCGCACCTGCGATTTACCTGCCGTATCGGTGACGGTGAAGGGTGCCAGCGGGTTGGTTTTCTGCGGTTCGACTACCGACGATTTGCGGTAAGCCTCATCCCACAGTTTTGACTGCGTGAGGTAGCTGTCCACATCAAAAAGAATGTTGCCGTCGGCATCAACCAGCACCCATTTTTTCGGGTTAAATTCATATTCCCCGGCGGAAGATGAAAAGCGCGCCATTTCACTCAGGGTCAGCAGGTTGTCGCGCTCTGCACCCGGCAGCGTTCCGGCGGCGTCCAGCTCCTGCCCGTTAATCACCAGACGGGAGGCTTTGATAAGCGGGAACTCAGAATCAAGGTAGCTGACGTATTTGCCGCCACGGGTGAACCACAGCACATTGCCCTGGTCATCCATCGTCAGGGTGTCGAACTTAGCGCCGAAGGCAAATTCCCCCTCATTCGACAGCGACAGGTATTTTGACGCCGCACTCAACGCGACCAGGTTATCGCGGTCGTCGCCCGGCAGCGTACCGCGCGGGTCAACCTTCTGGCCGTCAACCGTCAGGCTCTGCGCCGACAGCTGCGGGAACTCCGAGTCAATCAGGCTGACGTACTGGTTGCCGCGCGTGAACCATAAAACATTGCCTTCACGGTCAAGCGTCACGGTGTCGTATTTTTCACCAAAGGCAAATTCACCGCCCTCTGATGAGCTGGAATAACGCGTGGTGGCATTTAGCGGCACCAGATTTTTAACCGCGAACATGCCGGGAAAATCCGCCACCTCTTTCGCCGAACCGCCGTCATTCAGGTAATACTTAAACGAGGAATCGCTTTCCAGCCCCTGCGCCACGCGAAATACTTCGCCGTCAGTGGTGCCCGCCAGCCCGGTTTTTGTCCCGTCCGGGTCAGTCGCGCTGCGGTAAAAGGTATGCTCGCGGGAATCCTTTACCGATTCCAGCATCGCTTTCAGCCACAGCGTGCGGTTAGCCAGCTGCGTCGCCTGCACGTTGGCGGTGCCGGCGCGGCCGCCTTCAACCTTATCCGTCCGGGCTAGCTGATAAACGTCCTCTTCCCATTGGGTTAATTCACTGATTTTGGTCATGCTGTTTCCCGGAATAGTGAGTATTGCTGTCGTAGTGTGTTGCGCCGTTATAGTGGGTACTGCCGTCCGGCTGATAGTCCGGCGGATATACCGTGATAATGCTGCCGTCACATAGTGCGGCGGCGTGATAAAGCTCACCGGCGGTGCGGGCAGAGAGTGTAAGCTGCGCAATATGGCGGCTGGCCGGGCGCGCATCGCCAATCAGGCGCTCCAGCTCGCTGACCATGTCCTCAGTAATGCCGACTTCCATCAGGTCGATGGTCAGGCGGAATGTCCCTGCCGGATCGGCAACCTGCCACCACTCATCGATAGTCATGGTGTAACCGAGGTTTTCAATTACGCGCCGGATGGCCGCGACGGTGCCTTTGCGGCGGTGGATATAAAACGCATCCTTTACCGCTTTGCGTTTTTCCGCCGCCGACCATTTCTCATCCCAGCGGTCGACTGAAAACGCCCAGGCGAGATATGGCAGGAACTTCACCGGGCATCTGTCCGGGTTCCACAGGTCACGCAGCGGCACATCCAAATCACTGACACCGGCGCAGGCGTCAGCAGCGCGGCGCTCCAGCGGCGTTGACCCCGGCGGCAGCAGGCTACTCATCAGACCCGCCGATGCGAATCTGATAACGGGTGCAGTTGGCCGCCTGGGTTTTATCCAGCACCACATCGGCCAGCGGCGCGGCCAGCTCGACGCGCTGCACGCCCTCGGCATGTAACGCCGCATGAATTGCCGACCGGCGGATATCACGCCCGAGTCGGCGCTGCTCATTGATATAGCTTTGCAGGCGCAGCTCAGCGGCAGCGCGGATCGGTTCCACCGCCGGACCAGGGTAAACGTAGAGCGCGGCGTCAATCTGGTAGTTAACGATGCGCGCGGTCTGCACCGTCACGCGGTCGGCCACCGGGCGCACGTCCTCATCGTTCAGCGCGGCGCTGACGGCGGCCAGCAGCTCAGCGGAGGCGGTGCCGTCGCCGGTGCGTGACAGCACGCTGACGGTGATTTCTGCCGGTGCCGGGCTGATAACGGATGCGTCGGCCACATTGCCGTCGGCGCTGAGTGCGTGGTATTCATAGGCACCTGTCGGACCCGCGACGCTCATACCTTCAAACGCGGCAGGGATGCGCTGACGCAGGTCGGCATTGCTTTCCATCACCGCCGCGACCGGCGGCACCGCCTCATTATCCGCCGGGGTAATCACCAGCCGGGCAACGCCATTATTTGCGGCCAGCTGATCCAGATCGCCATTCATCGCATAGGCCACCATCACCGCCTGCGCCGCCTCATTAACCCGCTGGCGCAGGATAAACTCGCGATAGGCGTTTTCCTGTAGCAGCTTAACGATGGGTTCCGACTCCAGCGCCAGCGTACGGGCGACCGCCGCCTGCTGGTCTGCCGGATAGAGTGAAATCAGCGTGGCTTTGCGTTCTTCCAGCAGGGTTTCATAGTCCAGTTCTTCCACCACGCTTGGCGCGGGTAACTGGCTCAGGTCGATAGTTGCCATAGTGTCAGCTCACCGGAATAGTCAGAGAGAAGCCCGCCCCGGAGTCAGCGCGGTTGCCGGTGATTTCGACAACCATGCTGCCGTCTGCGGCAGAGTCATAAGTGATAGCGGTCAGCTGTACGCGCGGCTCCCATTGCAGGATCGCCATATAGCAGGCCGACATAATTTGCAGGCGCAGTGCCGCGTTCTGCGGCTGGTCAGTCAGCGCGGAAAGCAGCGAGCCATAAGTGCGGCGCATTACGCGCGTACCGACCGGCGTTATCAGAATGTCGCTGATGGACTGGCGGATATGGTCGATATCAGTAATCTGCAAACCGGTATCACGGTTCATGCCGAGGTATTTTTCATTGCTCATTGCGTGCCTGCCGTCATATCGCCGCCACGCTGAACACCGCCGTGACCATGGTCATCAGCCTGCACGCCGTTAGAGGTAAAGACGCCGCCGGTGTGGGTGACGTTGCCGCGCATCGTGCCGCCGCCGGTCAGTTCAAAACTGGCCGCTTTCAGTGCCTGGGTGCATTCAACCAGCGGGGTATCGAGGGTGATTTTTTCGCTGGCGTTAACCAGCACCACTTTGGTTGTGACGCTGACGGATTCAGCTGCCTCAACAGTGGCGGTTTTCATACCGGTTGCGCTCAGCGCGCCGGTGGCCGGTTCGTACTCAATCACCGCACCATCGGGAAAGGTAAAGTGAACCGCATCAGCAGAGGCCGACGGCGCAGGGAAGTCATCAGAGAAAATGCCGGTCAGCACAAAGGCGGAATCCAGCTCACCGCCGAGCGACAGAATCAGCACCTGTTCATTAATAGATGGCGCGCGCCATGAGCGCACATTGCCCGCGCAACCGGTAAGCCAGTGCAGCCAGTCGGTGGTATTGCCGCCGGTCAGCACGCGACAAAGCCCGTTATCCAGATCGAGGTCTGTGACGGTTCCAATGCGGATTAGGTTGCGCAGCAGGCGCTGAGTTTCTGAGTGTTGTTCATTCATGCGGGTAGTTTCTGGTTTGAGCGCACGGGCTGCAACGAAGGGCAGCCCGCTGGGGGAAGGCACAACAAAAGTCAGTCAGTTATACAGTGATCAATAGATTCTCTCTGGTACAGAGAAACATGCGCATTGCTCATCTGCTATTAGCGTATGTTAAACGCTCGTTAAGGAGCAGGTTTGAGCTAAGAGCGGAAGTAGCCCTTATGGCTCTAAATTTGTTAATTTTAATTGTAGTGACGCTATTTCTTGATTAATAACATTAAATCCCTCATTGATAGCATACCTAAGCTCTGCATCAATGTTTTTTATTCCTTGCGCATAATCCTCCATTACTTCGACTTTTGCAGCGTACAATCTTTCATACATATCTTTATTCTTATTATTGTCAGCCATGTCAAAAAGGATGTTTTCGTAGTCTACAACAAGCTGGTTGTTTCCTTTAAAGGACTGTATTAGTGAACGAGCATATGTGTAAATATTAATTATTGAATCTCTTGCTGCATCATTCAGTTTTGCAATAATATTTGCGTTTTGCTCATAGAATGTAAAGTTATCATCTCCAATAGGGAAGTTGATAAGCAATATTTTTCCCGGGACAATATTATCAATGTGTTTTTTCATTCTTTTGTCATATAGACGAATTAAAGTGAAAATCTCTCCCTTAATCCCTTTTAATACAGACAACTGCAACTCAAGGGAGTTCTTTTCAGCCTCTGCACGATTAATCTTAGCCTCGCGATCAACGCCTCTAAGAGTAAACCAGCCCCCAGCAAGCGCGCCAATTAAAGCGGTAATAAACGATGACAACCATTGAGGAATACTATTTAAAAAGTCACTAACCCCGATCAAAAAAGCCATCATGATTCATCTCTTAGTCAATTTATAGCCTTGTGGACACAACTATACATCAAAATTAACCTATAAATGAAGTTAACTTTTTAAGTCTCTTGGACATAATCTAATGGGAGTAATTGAGCATGCCAATTATTTTACCTCCTCAGACTCACAATGTTTAACGTCCACTTCTGGCTGTGAGTTCAACGGGCCTTCTTACTGCTTATGCAGGCAGCCTGTGAACCACTCACCAAGATTGCTGGCCGAGTTAAGTGCAGCTTCATTATAGGGCTAAAGGCGGGTAATGATTTCCTGTTCGATAATTTTTAAATCGTCATCATTCAGACCAAGCAACGGCCTCGCCTCATACTGCACATCCTCAGCCCCACGCGTTGGCCGATCCCGCAGCCCAAAATGATGCACCCGCGCCATGCGCTGTACCCGGCCTGCAAACTCCACGGTGGCATCGTTGGCGGTGCCTTTAGCCTTCATATATTTCACCGTCCGCAGCTTTGCGAACATCTCACGCCGGACGCGGCCTTTCTTGCTGCGAATGGGTTGCGTTTTACGCGGTTTAAACGGCGTGCCATCAGGTGCCTGCTGACGTTTGATATTCTGCTGCTGACTGGCGCGCAGCTTACGGGCGATGGCGCTTGCCATCTGCCTGCGTGCCTGCGGTGACAGGTTATTAATCAGCGCGGAAAGCCGGTCGATAAACGGCTGTAGCTCACTCATAGCGACAACTCGCTAACCAGCTGGCCGCCAGCATATATCTGGTGCGGCCGTTCAGCGTTGTCAGGCAGCGGCGGCTCGCCCGCATGGGTGACGTGTAATGCGCCGTCGATATCCTTAACAATCACCCGCTCCGTCAGTTGCAGTTCAATGCTGATATCACTCAGCGCATCGCTGATCACATCCGACTGAAAGACAAAACCGGTTCTGCGCTTTTCCTCTGTCGCCATAATATCCGGCTGGTTCTCACGCAGCCACGCCAGTACCGGCACCATCAGCAGGTCAACGTCACCGGCGTAATCGGTGATAACCAGATTCAGCCGGTACTGGTATTCAAATGACAGCGAGGCGGCCAGCGTCGAGACAATGCGCCCGTTATCGATATACACGGTCAGGCTGTCAGGGCTGCGCGCCAGCAGCGGTACGCTGCCGGTTAACGCCTGGCGAAGTTGTGCCGGTTTTAGCATCGTGTTGTTCCTGGCAGGTTTTGATGGTTTCAATCTGCAAACCGCACATCAGCAGCGCGATTTCGAGCTGGCGATTATCGGCGCGTAAGTCACCTTCGGTTTTCAGGTGGTTGCCCGGTATCGGGCAGCGGGTCACGCGCGGACAGCCAACGTAAATAGTCTGCGGCGCTGGCAAAGGCCGGTCGCTGGTGCAGCCTGATAACAGCATCAGGCAAAGGAGTCCGGCTCCACTTTTGCAGTGTTTCATCTGCATCGATTACCCTCTGTTCGTTAAACTGCTGCGTCAGGGCAAGCGCGCTGGCGGTGCCTAAATTTTCCCGCAGCGCCAGCTCGCTAAGTTCCCGGTTACTGGCTTCGCTTTTCAGACGGCCAATGGTCAGATCCCGGCTTTCAATCCCTGCCGACAGCGTGCCGATAACACCCCGCGCAAGCTTCAGCTCATCAGCCAGCTGTGAAGCGCGCCAGCCGGTAAAGGCCAGCGCCGCCAGTAACAGCGCCAGCAGGGCGGCTAAGATTCGAATCACCCAGCCCCCTTTAAGCACCAGGCCATTTCGCGGCCGCGCCGGTTTTCCAGCCCATGATTGCGCGCCTTTTTCACATATACCCAGCGCGGCAGTTGCAGGCAGGCATTGCGCCATTCGCCCCGATTCAGCAGCCTGACCATTGTCGATTTGCAGAAATTTCCCACGCCGATATTAAACGCCAGTGAGATCGCCGCGTCGTAAACCTGCTGCGGCAGCTTTACCAGCAGGCAGGCGGCAACGCCGCGTTCGGTGCGCATCACATCCCACAGGAAATTCAGCGCCGCCAGCTTTTCGTCGATAAAGCTTTGGCTGTTCACGCCGCCGGTGTGGCCAATGCCGTTTGTCCAGACGCCGCCGCAGTCCTGATAGGGTGCCAGCCGGCAGCCTTCCGCATCGGCAATCAGCGCCAGCCCCGCGTCGGATACCTTGACCTGCTGCGCCTGCGGCAGCAACGCGGCAATAGCCAGCACCGCCGCCACCGAACAGCGTTTAACGAATATACTCATCGGCCACCTCGTCAGGCATCTGCTGCTGTTTCAGCAGCCGGTAAGTTTTGCGGCGGTAGTGCCAGTTAATAAAAAAGCTCGCCACGTTGATCACCATCGTCACCAGCGCAACCAGCGTGCCGGTCATAAAGGCGATGTCCTGCACCGAGTGGCGGCTCAGCCACATCATTAACAGGCCGATCAGATAGCTGATGATTGAGCTGTTTTTTTCCATTGCTCAGTCCCACAGTTGGAGGGTGTCGCGCGTGGAGGATCCCGGCAGGTCGGGCAGCTCCACCGGCCAGCCGTGGGGCAGGATCACCCCCTGATCGGCGAGGCCGGTATTCGCCGCGTAAACCATTTCAACCACCTGCTGCGTGCGCCCGTAATGGCGATAGCAGATGTCATCGACGGTATCCCCCTGCTGCGCATAGATACGCATCACAGCAGCCCGATAATGCAGGGGCGCTGACCGGCGATTTTCGCGATCATAAAGCGGGCGTCGCGCCAGTATTCATCGGCGCTGGCCTCAATTTCGCTGGCGGTGCGGGTGCCGCTGGCGTCATAGCCGCGATAGCGTTCGACGATGGTTGCGGCGGTCAGCGAACTGACGGCGGCAAAGTAGTACGTCAGTTTCACGCTGACGCCATCAATGGCCTCTGCCGGTACATCGGCCAGCGTTTTATAACCGGCCAGCATTTGCCGTTCGCGGTAGTCATACAGCTCGGCGTTCACCTCTGACATCGCCGTTTTAATCGCAAGGCGCAGGCGCGCGGCGGTCACGGTGCCTTCATAACGCAGGCTGTCACGCAGGCTTTTCGGGTCTACGTCCGGCCAGAAAAAGGTGTTAATAATCGGCGGCTCGGCAGCATCTGCCGGTCGCGGGGCGGAAATAACAACCGTGCTCATAGTGACCTCTGAATAGGTGGGCGGTGGACGGCGGCATTGATACCGTAAAACGGATCGCAGCAGCCGTGCCGCCCGGCGCGGGGCGCGTTCGTTAGCGGCTGGCGAGTGCCTGTTTTTTCAGGGCGGTTGCCAGCCGTTCAATGTCCTTTTTGACGCCGCAGCGGCCATCGAGCTGCAACGCACGTTTCAGGTGTTCCATCGCATCCAGAGCCCTGCCCGTATCGCGAAGGGTATAGCCGGTGATTTTGTGCAGTTTGGCGCGCACCTCATCCGGCATATCCTCGGCTTTCGTCAGTTCCAGCGTTGCCAGCAGCGGGTCGATAGCGACCGGCTCTTTTGCCGTCCATGCCCGCAGCGCCGCCTCGGCGACATCTTCAGCCAGCAGGTAAGCGGTACTGTTACGCTTATACGTGTCAGGCGGCACCAGGCCGAACTGAAGCGCATAGCGGGCAATCTCCAGCGCGCCGGGAATATCTCCGGCATCGAGACGCCAGATCATCACCGTCATCAGGATGGCATCCTGTGCGCCTTTGCCGCTTGCCAGCACGCCGGACACCCACGGCAGGTAAGCGGGCAGCAGCTGGCGTTTCAGCTCCGCTTTGCGCTCGATTGAGCGCACCTTCTTCAGCTGCCGCTTATCCTCGTTGAGCTTCATCAGCATCAGCTCGTAGCCGTTGGCATGGCGCAGCGGATTAGACTGCTGCTGCGCGGCTTCGACCGCCTGCTGGCGCATCATGTGACGTTGGGCAGGGCTTAACATGCGTTACTCTCCCGCCGCGACTTCTGCTTTGCTGAAGTCGCCGAGCTGGATGTTTTCCACCAGGCAGCCCGCCGCGTAATCCTCAATCACGTAGTCTTCATTGATTGATTCGTAGTTCTCGATGCGGTCACGCTTTGCCACTTCATCCAGCAGGCGGCGATGCGTGCCTTCCTGCCAGTAAATCGACAGGTTATCGAGACGGGTGATCAGCAGGGCGTTTTTCGGGAAGTACGGCACGCGCAGCGCAGGCAGGTTGCCGATACGTTTCTGGCTGATAATCACATCAGCGGCCAGCGTTTCGGTGGCGGGCTGGTCTTTATTTACCAGCGGGAAATATTTGTCGGCCAGCAGCTGGCGACCGCAGATCACCACCAGTTCCGGGTCTTCCTGGAACCACGGCTCAATCATGGTGTTGGTGGCGTCCATTACCAGCGCATCAAGGTTGGCGTAGTCGCCTTCTTTGCCGATGCGGATGGTTTCCGAAATAACGCTACCGTCTTCTGCTAAAGCCTTGCTCATCACGCGTTTGGCGGCATTTTTGCGGTACTTCTCCAGCCAGCCGACGGCTACATCCTGCAACAGCGGGAATTTGACGCGGTTAGAGGTTTTCGCACGTGACGTGCCGTTAAAGCCGACCATAATGCGATCCAGTGCCTGACGTTTGATGATCGCGTCACGTAAACGCGCCTGGAAATCTTCATAACGCGCCCACAGGTCGAGGGTGTTATAGCGGATATGGAAATCGTAGTTAATCTGGCCGCACTCATAGCCTTCCACATCAAGCGCGGCAAAGTCGGCGGTTTCGCGCTCGTCGCCACCGGCGGTATCGGTAGTGCTGGCAATCGAACCGGTCACGCCGACGCCGATTTTTTCACCCTTCATTTCACCAACCGGCACGATATTGATACGGGTCAGAAAGTCGGATGACTCCTGCACGCGGGTCATCAGCGTCTGGCTGACCGACGGCTCAACGGTGAATTTCTTGTTCATATCACCGGCATCGACGTTGTTCAGCTCGGCGACGCGGGTCAGGAAGGCGTTAAATTTAAAACGGGTAGTCGGGCGCATGGGTAGTCCTGTTATCAGTTTTCGTTTTGGTTTTTCTGTTGCTCAGGCCGGTTAGCAGTCGGTCTGTACACCGGCTTTTTCGTCACCGCCGTTAGCCAGCGGGCGGCGGCTGAAACTGCCGTCGGTTTTTTGCAGCTTCTGCGTCAGCGTCTGTACGGTGCTACGGTCGTTACCGGCTTCCTGTTCCAGCGAGGCAAGACGGTCATTCAGCGCGTCGAACTTCTGCGCGGTGGTATCAAAGTTGGCCTGCACCTGTTCTGCGACCACGGTGACAGCGGCGTTTACGTCGCTAAAACGGTCGTCATCGGTTTTCTTTGTCACCGAAAACATTTCTTTCACGCGCGCCAGCACCGACGGTGCCGGTTCGGCGATATCGTCGAAACTGATTTCCGCTTCGGTGGCGACCGAGAACAGGTTTTCCGGGGATTTCTTGCGGTTCGCCAGCGGGCTGTGTTCAGCGGTGGCGCTGAAGGCCAGCATTTCCGTGCCGAGGCTGGCCGGGTCATCGGTGACGGCGAGGCCGACCAGATAGGCTTTGCCGGTGTTGGCGAAGTTGGTACCGATTTCAACCGAGGTGTAGATTTTTTGCTTTTTGCCGGTCATGGCAATCAGGTCATCGGTCGGGCTGATTTGTGCGAACAGCGCCAGCTTGCCGCTCAGCGCCGAGTCATCATCAATCTTCTCAGCCTTCAGCGCGGTGACATCACCCAGGCGGCGGAAATCGCCATCGGGAAACAGGCCGCGAAAGTGTTCGAGGTTGACGCGGCAGCCATAGACGCGCGGATCAAAGGAGTCAGCCATCTGCTGAATATCGGCGTCGCTGATATTGCGGCCATCACAGGTATCACCGGCGACGGCGACACGGAAAAACTTGGATACTTTAGGCATGGGCGATCGGTTCCGTTTGCGGGTTAAGTCGGTTCGGGGTCAGTTTCCCCACCTTTAGCACTCCCCTCAACGCATCCCGGTTCGGTGAATCGCTGCACAACACGCAGTGCAGGCGCGGTGTCAGCGGCACCGGTAGCCTTATCGCCATGAATACGACACCGACCACCATCATCAGCGACCCACGGCGACAGGCGGCACTGCTTTACTGGCAGGGCTGGTCGGTGCGCCAGATTGCGGACTCGCTCAGCATCAAAACGCCGACCGTGCAGAGCTGGAAGCTGCGCGACGCGTGGGACAGCGTTGCGCCCATCAGTCGCGTGGAATTCAGCATGGAAGCGCGGTTAATCCAGCTGATAACCAAAGAGGTGAAAAGCGGCGGGGATTACAAAGAAATCGACCTGTTAGGCCGCCAGATTGAGCGCATCGCCCGCGTTAACCGCTATAAGGACAGCGGCAACGAGGCGGATCTGAATCCTAACGTGCGCAACCGCAATAAGGGCGAACGCGCGCCGGTGATTAAAAATGTCTTCAGCGATGAGGCGACGGAAAAGCTGACCGGCATGTTTATCGATGGCTGCTTTGACTACCAGCTCGGCTGGCATAAGGCCGGGCTGACGCACCGCATCCGCAATATCCTGAAGTCGCGCCAGATTGGTGCCACCTTCTATTTTGCCCGCGAGGCGCTAATCGATGCGCTGACCACCGGGCGCAATCAGATTTTCCTGTCAGCCAGTAAGGCACAGGCGCACGTGTTTAAAAATTACATTATCGACTTTGCCCGCCAGGTGGATGTTGACCTGAAAGGCGATCCGATTGTGCTGCCGAACGGCGCACGCCTGATTTTTCTCGGCACCAATGTGCGCACCGCGCAGAGTTACACCGGCAACCTGTATCTGGATGAATATTTCTGGATACCGAAATTTCAGGAGCTGCGTAAGGTTGCCAGCGGTATGTCGCTGCATAAGAAGTGGCGCACCACCTACTTTTCCACGCCGTCGAGCCTGTCGCACAGCGCGTACCCGTTCTGGTCAGGCGAACTGTTTAACCGCGGTCGCCGCAATAAAAATGACCGCATCGAGCTGGATTTAAGTCACAGCCATCTGTCAGCCGGTGCGCTGTGCGGTGACGGCCAGTGGCGGCAGATTGTCACCGTTGAAGATGCGCTGACCGGCGGCTGTAACCTGTTTGATATTGACCAGCTGGCGCTTGAATACAGCCCGTCGGAATACCAGAACCTGCTGATGTGTGAGTTTGTCGACGATGAGGCCAGCGTCTTCCCGTTCGCCGAATTGCAGACCTGCATGATCGACAGCCTGGAAGAGTGGGAAGACTTCAACCCCTACGCGCTGCGGCCGTTCGATTATCGCCCGGTGTGGATCGGTTATGACCCGTCACACACCGGCGACAGCGCCGGTTGCGCCGTGCTGGCACCGCCGGTGGTGGCCGGTGGCAAGTTCCGCGTGCTGGAGCGCCATCAGTGGCGCGGCATGGACTTTGCCGCGCAGGCGCAGTCGATTAAAGAGCTTACCGAGAAATATCACACCGAATATATCGGCGTGGACGCCACCGGTATCGGCCAGGGCGTATTTCAACTGGTGCGGCAGTTCTTCCCGGCGGCGCGTGAAATCCGTTACACCCCGGAAATCAAAACCGCGATGGTGCTGAAGGCGAAAGACACCATCGGCAGTGGCCGCCTCGAATATGACGCAGGCCACACCGATATCACCCAGTCGTTTATGGCGATCCGCAAAACCATGACCGCCAGCGGCAACCGTTCCACCTACGAAGCCAGCCGCAGTGAGGACGCCAGCCACGCCGACGTCGCCTGGGCAATTATGCACGCCTTACTTAACGAACCGCTGACCGCCGCTAACGGTGGAATGAGTCCAAACTTTGTGGAGTTTTACTGATGAGCAAGCGCAGAGGCCGTAAGGCATTCGCCACCAGAAACGAGCCGGTACAGCAGCCAGCGGCAGCCGCGCAGGCGTTCAGCTTTGGCGACGCCACGCCGGTACTCGATAAGCGGGAAATCCTCGATTACGCCGAGTGCATCCACAATGGCCGCTGGTATGAGCCACCGGTCAGCTTTGACGGGCTGGCGCGCAGCCTGCGTTCGGCGGTGCATCACAGCTCACCGATTTACGTGAAGCGCAATATTCTGGCCTCAACTTTTATCCCGCATCCGATGCTCAGTCAGCAGGAGTTCAGCAAATTTGCGCTCGATTATCTGGTGTTTGGTAATGCCTTTCTGGAGCTGCGTAAGAATGCATTAGGCGAACCAATGCGGCTGGAGTGCGTACCGGCGAAATACACCCGGCGCGGCGTGGAGGAGGGCGTTTACTGGTTTGTGCAGAACTGGAAGGAGGCGCATCGCTTTGAGCCGGGTAGCGTGTTCCATCTGGTTGAGCCGGATATTAATCAGGAGCTGTATGGTCTGCCTGAATATCTCAGCGCGCTTAACTCCGCCTGGCTGAATGAGGCGGCGACACTTTTCCGCCGTAAGTATTACCAGAACGGCGCGCACGCCGGTTACATCCTGTATATGACCGATGCGGCGCAGAGCAGCACCGATATTGACCGTATGCGTGAGGCGATGCGCGATACAAAGGGTTTGGGTAATTTTCGCAATCTGTTTATGTATGCACCGAATGGTAAGCCGGACGGCATTAAGATTGTGCCGCTGAGTGAGGTGGCGACTAAGGATGATTTCTTTAATATCAAGAAGGCGAGCAGGGATGATCTGCTAAGTGCGCATAGGGTGCCGCCGCAAATGATGGGGATTATTCCTGATAATAGTGGTGGGTTTGGGGATGCGGTTAAGGCGGCGGAGGTATTTGTCAGGAATGAATTGACACCTTTGCAGGAGCGAATGAAAGAAATCAACGACTGGATGGGGGAAGAGGTGATCGAGTTTCGCTCTTATTCGCTGGAGCAATCTCAGCCACACTAATAATTATTTCGTCAGATATAATTTATTGCCAGATTATATATAAAATTTTATGCGAGTCCGCTTTGTGCTATAGGCGGACATTATAAACATTCATATGAGTTGTTGAATGAAAGATGGAGCATTTCCATGCTAAGAGACGCGATCAAGCGCTATGCCTACATCCATTGCCATGCTGGAAATTATTTTCCAATCAAGAGGCCAATCAGCCTCAACTGCACTTTTCTTACGCCTAATTAACCAATATACCAAGATTATTACACTCTGCATATAAAACTTATTTTCTAATGATTTAACTTTAATAATGTCACCAATATATTGATTGCAGGAAATAAACCTAAGCAAATCCGCTTCAAAACGGTCGTCAATCAAATTTTTAAATGTATCTAAAATGATAATTGTAGAATTCAGTTTAATAGGATTAAGGCCACTTAACTTTAAAAAAATCGAATCTAAGAATGACTCGATATCAGACACTTCTTTAGATTCTGTCTTTTTAATAACATCTATAAAGAACTCATCTGCTGTTTCAATAAAAGCCATTGTTTTGGCAACAGTACGAGCAACATCCGGTTCGATTAAAGTATTCTTTTTATATATAGCATCATGTGTTAATTCAGCATATGCATGCTGTAGCAGAGAGCGAACTTGAACCTCACAAGGAGTTCCTTTATTTATTGTGACTTCATTCTCAATAATGGCTTGTCTATTTCTTATTATAAAATGATGCGATTGGTAAGTGAAAATCGTAGGTGCTGAAATACGTTCTTCATTATAATTCTTACATTGTAAAGCTTCCCAATCCATCGACTTAGAGACATGCATGATAACATCGCACACTTTTTCTGCATCAGTTTGGAGCATAACGACAAAGCGAACTCCAACTTTATCTTCAATATCATTATAAGGATCTTTATATTTCTTGTTGCGATAAAAAGCCTTATCAAGAAGAGAATTATCATCCTTTATACGATGTTCTGCCGGAATTTTAAGAAATTCTTTAAGATTAACATTTAGGCAGACAGGAAGTGATGAGGAAACTGAATCCACAACGAGCTGGCCCCATGCTTCATACATGGTTTTTTCTGCATGCCAACGCTCACGGAATTCAGTCTCATTCATTATTGGTCCACAATCCGATCTTTGACAATGATTTTTGTCCAAGTAGGAATGCTCCCTTTCGAATCAGGAGCACCTTCTACAGCTTCGATACTGACATACTCTTCAAATATCTCAGATGGCGCACTAATACGGATATTTTTACTGAATTTTACACGCCTGTTCTTCAGTTTGCTAGTAATATATTCTATATCCTTAATAAAAGGAGAAACTTGGAAATTCGAATCATCCAAGTAATTTCTAAAGTTATCAATATCATCCGTTGACATATATGCACCAGCAAATGCCATTGGGTCTACTTTTTGAGATTTTCCTGATTTAAGTTCCGCATATAAAACATTGTGCAAGTTAGTGCGTTCTTCCTCACTAATATCCATTTTGTTAATAAAATCACAGGTAAGTTCAAAGTAAGCTTTGGTTGTTCTAGCGCTTGATAAAGGGTAATCACACCCTAGAAAAGTTTGATAAAAATATTGCGCAGCTGCTTTTCCATCAGATTTGTCGATTTGATAATCTGATATATGAACTATCCAGCTCTCACTAAGGGAGCTATCAGCCTTTAGCCCGTCGCGTTTGAAAAAACCTGCCGACTTATAAAGTCTAGTCGATGGCGTAAGTAAAAGCTCTTTAACATGCTTTAAAGATATTATTCCAGTTTTGCTATCCAGTTTTTTTTCGTACCCACTGTATAAATCAGCTTTAATAATGCCGACAAGAGGTAATTTGTTATATTGATATGTTGCACTAAACACCACCACTATGCCGCCAGATATCCCTCGACGAGTTTGTGCCTTGGACAAATTTTTGGCAATCTCATAGCTGTTAGAAACAAATTCACTATCATTGCATTCATGTAAATTATTTATATAGAAAGGAGTGCTGCCATTTTTTTCGTCTGTAATTACCATCTCAACAGCTGACGAATCATGGCCGAGTGAATTGAAAATACGCTGTTTAAAATCACTTAATGCTTCATCATCGAATTTAATGAGTTCTGTACCCTTACCCGGCAGAACTTCTTTGCTATCCTCTCCACGTGGAAATATTTGGTGGATGGCAATTTTATCAATGTTCAACTGTACGAAATTCATAAATAATCTCTTAATTATGAGCTGGCTTTGGGGGAGGTATCAGAGGCTGCGCTATAAATATGCGCCCAGTCACTGGTATCTTTTTCCCATACAGACTGGTAACTTTTGAACAGTTCTTTCACCCGAGGTAAATTCTCATCAGAATCATTTATAATTTTTAATTCGTTTTCAATATGATACAGACCAAATAACGTGGATTTTTGCCGCATCCAGAGTTTTTTATAATCAAAAACTGCCATCCAGCCATTTACAAGCGTAAGTACGAGCCCCAAGATGAGGGCAGCATTCTTCTGAGCAACGGCGTGTTCAGGCAAATCTAAGCCTACTGTAACAGTAATAGCTGCACTAAAGGCAATAGACCCTGCGGTCATCCATTGAAAAAAACGCTTATTTCTCTTGCACTTAGGTTTAAGTTTGATGATCTTGTCGCTGACCATCCCTAGCAAAGTTATTCTCTCGGAGTTTTGTGTCATAGCATCCCAAATGAATATTAGACTTCCGTAACTGCAATAAGGTAAAATCATTCATCTTATTGATTATAAATGATTTTTACAATTATCCCGTTACAATTGAAGCATAATCATCACTTTCGCTAATGAAACTGTCAATATTTATATCAGCAAATTCCTAAAATCCACCTTTACTACGAGTAACAGCTAATTTTATTTATCTGGAGGGCCATTGGGTCTACAGCAACTGGAAAACATCTGATCCGAGCTTTTGGCAAAAGTACAAAAATGCGTTTTGCTCCCCCTTACGCCGATTTTCCTTGCAGTTTCATCCAAACATCATTTCATGCGCTTCAAGCTGCTCGGCTTAACGCGCCTGTAAATGTTTACCCCCTTAGCGCGCAATGCTTTCCCCGCCACGCCTGCCCGCTTTATGCATCACTTTTCATGCAGTTGCATTGCAGCCCGTGAACCGCGCCAGTTGTGGCGCTTGCGGGGGCAAGGGATCCAATCTGGATCATGCGATCTAATGCACGAAAATGCGTTTCCAGATAACGAAAAGCCGCCCTGTAAGGCGGCTGGGTTATGTCCAAATTCTATAGCTTGTGGTGCCTTGCAGAGCGGCTATTCAGCCTGATAGAAAATCGCGTCTTGCAGTCTGGAAGTATCAATCTCGCGCGCAAGGTCACTTACCAAAGACATAGCCAGCTGTAATTCGTCAGATTTGCACTGTGCGATAAGCGCGACATCCGCGACAAACTGTATACGTGCGATTGACTCATTTAATTTATCTAGCCCCATCAGACCGTTACCTCCTGCTTAATTCAATTTACTGTATGTATAAACAGTATCATGCTGTTAAGGAACCGTAAAGATTCGTATCACTCGGATTAGTCTGAGTGCCTGTTTTTCACTCTTTCTTTGTGTTAATTACTCGCTTAGCCAGCTGGCTGAAGCGTTCCAAAGGGTTCAGATCTGGCTTACTACCACCGTAGAGATTGCCAGCAGAACCGCTGAAATATGATTTTCCATTAAGTATCACTTTGGCACCCGTCATCATTCTGGTGATCTCTGATTCAGTCAGTGTCACACCTGATATATCTTTCACCGCTTCATGTAGCTTTTGCCGCGATTCGCTGTTGCCTGGCTGAATAAGTGGCGATTTGACGGGGGCAGGTACGTCCTGACTACGTAATTTCGCCACTATCCGTCGCCGTTCTGCCCGGCTCGGCGGTTTTGTGAAGTCAATTTCCTGCGGCTCAGTCAGCTGCCCCGTACAGTTATTGACAGAACTCCGAGAGGACGCGGACGCGTCCTGAAGGTCAACGGCCAAATCAACGGCACGTTTTGCGACAATCTTCCACTGCGCAAGACGGGTCAGGATCGGCGTGTCATCACCAACAGAGGTGGCGTAAACGCCCTTAATGCGCGTGATTTCCTCACCGTAGTGGTTAAGCTCGTCGCTCGCCTGATACCAGGTGCGCACTTCCAGTTCATCACGACGCACAAAAGCGCCGCCCTGTGCATTGACGTAATCAGCCCACTGGCCGCCGTGAGCCGCATCATGCACCGCTGCAAACTCAACACTCAGGCCATGAGCGGTTTCGCTGTCAGCCATCCGGCGCAGCTCGCGATAAACCGTCACCGGCGCACCGCCGATAAACTGGAACTGGCGAATGTGCCAGCGCGCCGCCCAGGCGGAAACCGCAGGAGCTGTCTCTTTCAGCTCCTTGCCGCTTTCATCATCCAGCTCGCCGTCGAGCGCATAGCCGTCGATATTTTTGGAAATGTATTTAGCGATATAGCCGGTGGCGCTGCCTTTCTCCGGGTCGATGGCTTCGGC